AATCCGTCACTCGGATACACGATAGACATTGAGAAAGTGCAGAATGCATATATCAGTGCAAAAGAGAATGCAGCAGAGGAGAACGTATTCCGGCAGCTCCGTCTGAACCAGTGGGTGAAACAGAGCACCAGGTGGATGCAGATGGATAAGTGGGATGCCTGTTCCTTTGCCGTGAATGAGGAGGAGCTTCTCGGAAGGGAATGCTATGGCGGACTCGACCTTTCAAGTTCCACGGATATCACGGCATTCGTGCTTGTGTTCCCGCCAAGGAATGATACGGAGAAATATGTGATTCTTCCGTACTTTTGGATACCGGAGGATAACATGAGACTACGTGTCCGAAGGGATCATGTTCCTTATGATGTCTGGGCAGCCGAAGGGTGCTTAAAGACCACGGAAGGAAATGTCATCCATTATGGATTTATCGAGCAGTTCATTGATGAACTTGGCACGAAGTTTCATATCAAGGAGATTGCATTTGACCGATGGGGAGCTGTGCAGATGGTGCAGAATCTTGAGGGCATGGGATTTACCGTTGTCCCGTTCGGACAGGGTTATAAAGATATGAGTCCACCGACAAAAGAACTGATGAAACTGACATTGGAGGAGCGGATCGCACATGGCGGACATAAGGTGCTGCGTTGGATGATGGATAATGTGTTTGTCCGTCAGGACCCAGCGGGAAACATCAAAATGGATAAGGAAAAATCCACAGAGAAGATTGACGGGGCCGTTGCAACCGTTATGGCACTTGACCGTGCAATCAGAAATGAAGGCAGTGACGGAAGCGTGTATGATGACAGGGGTATTCTTGTATTCTGATGCAGCCGTGTATGATTCTGTAAAATCATAATCCGGCTGCATGTTTCTGTGTTAAGATATAGGAAAAGCACAGGGAGGTATTTCGTATGCAGGAAGAATTTTTTATGAACAGTATGGAAAAAGACCCCAAACTTAGCGGTGAGCATGGGGCGCAGACAAGGAAGTCCCTTGCACTGAAAGCAGAGGAAATCCTCGGACTGAATCTGGAAACAGTGGTAGCGGATGATGACCTTATGTATGATTCGCTGATGAAACTGAAACCGCTTGAGAACCCAAAGAAAAATCCAATGCAGAATGCACTGAGAAAATATTATTACTACAGGAATGGGAAAGAATTCCCACGACTAAACAATTATCAGAGATGACCAGGAACAGCACTTCTTCGGAGGTGCTTTTTTTGTACCCATTTTTTAGGAGGTGTCACATGGGAATTAAGAGTTTATTCGGATTCGGACAGGCAAGGGATAAGCCTGTGGATAAGGCAGCAGATGCAGGATATTCGTTTCTGTTTGGAAGGACAACGAGCGGAAAGCCTGTCAATGAAAGAACGGCAATGCAGACCACGGCAGTATATGCCTGTGTCAGAATACTTGCGGAGGCAGTCGCATCCTTACCTCTTCATGTATATGAGTATCAGGATGACGGAGGCAAGAAACTGGTGCATGACCATCCATTATATTATCTGCTCCATGATGAGCCGAACCCGGAGATGACTTCATTTGTGTTCAGGGAAACACTGATGAGTCATCTTTTAATATGGGGAAATGCTTATGCCCAGATTATAAGGGACGGGGCTGGAAGGGTGCTTGGACTGTATCCGCTCCTTCCGGACAAGATGGAGGTTCAGAGGGATGACAAAGGAAACATCTATTATGTGTATTCCAGAAACAGTGATGAGAACCCTACGTTCAAGGAATATGGAAATATCAAACTGAAAGCCGAGGATGTGCTTCATATCCCCGGACTTGGGTTTGACGGATTGATCGGATATTCTCCGATTGCGATGGCAAAGAACGCTGTCGGCATGACGCTTGCCTGTGAGGAATACGGGGCGAGTTTCTTTGCAAACGGGGCGAATCCGGGCGGTGTTCTGGAGCATCCGGGTGTCCTGAAAGACCCGTCAAAGGTCAGGGAGTCCTGGAATTCTGTGTACAGGGGCGTGAGTAATGCACACAAGATCGCAGTGCTTGAGGAAGGCATGAAGTACCAGCAGATTGGGATACCACCGGAAGAAGCACAGTTCCTTGAAACAAGGAAATTCCAGATCAATGAGATCGCAAGACTGTACAGGATACCGCCACATATGGTCGGTGACCTTGATAAGTCGAGCTTTTCCAATATCGAGCAGCAGTCCTTGGAGTTCGTTAAATACACACTTGATCCGTGGGTGATCAGATGGGAGCAGTCCTTACAGAGATCGCTCCTTCTGCCTGGTGAAAAAGGAAAGTATTTTATCAAGCTGAATGTGGACGGTCTGCTCCGTGGGGATTACCAGTCGAGGATGAACGGCTATGCAGTCGGAAGGCAGAACGGATGGTTTTCTGCCAATGACATCCGTGAGATGGAAAACATGAATCCGATCCCGGATGAGGAAGGGGGAAACCTGTATCTGATAAACGGTGCAATGACCAAACTTGCGGATGCGGGAGCTTTTGTAAAGACGGATACGGGCCAGCAGAGTGCTCCGGCACAGGAAAACAGCGGAAAGAGAGGTAAACGATGAAACGGAAGTTTTGGAACTGGATAAAGAATGAAGATGAGAGCGTGCCTGACATGGAAAGGACGCTCTTTTTAAATGGCATGATCTCAGATGAAACATGGTACGGGGATGAAGTGACACCGCAGCTGTTCAAGGATGAACTGAATGCCGGAAACGGAAATATCACGGTGTGGATCAATTCTCCAGGTGGTGATGTGTTCGCGGCAGCACAGATCTACAACATGCTCTGTGACTACAAGGGAAGCGTGACAGTAAAGATAGACGGCATTGCAGCTTCGGCAGCATCCGTGATCGCAATGGCAGGAGACACGGTCTGTGTATCCCCTGTTGCAATGATGATGATCCACAATCCTGCGACCATGGCAATGGGCGAGACAAGGGATATGCAGAAAGCAATCGCCATGTTAAACGAGGTCAAGGAATCAATCTTAAATGCCTATGAATTCAAGACGGGGCTTACCCGTGCAAGGCTCTCCCACATGATGGACGATGAGACCTGGTTCAATGCGAAGAAGGCAGTGGAGCTTGGATTTGCGGATAAGATACTCTTTTCTTCCGGTGAGACGGATGAAGAGAAGAAAAAGCCTGATAAGCCGGAAAAAGAACCGGAGGAAGGCAGTGATGGAGAGGAAGGAAAAGAAAAGGAAGACGAGGATAAGGACAAGAAAAAGAAGTTCCCGTTCCAGCAGGATTCCATGATGTATTCCACCAAGGCAATGAATGAATCGTTCCTTTCCAGGGTATCCCGTGTGGATGCCATGATACCTGTCAGCCAGTTAGAAAAAAGACTGAGTCTTTTAACACATTAAGGAGGATTTTAAGATGAGTAAGATTTTAGAGTTAAGAGAAAAAAGAGCAAAGGCATGGGAAGCAGCAAAGGCATTCCTCGATGCCAAGAGAACACAGGAAGGTTTTGTGTCCGCTGAGGATGCAGCCACCTATGACAAGATGGAAAATGATGTCGTAAATCTCGGAAAGGAAATCGAGAGACTGGAAAGACAGGCTGCCATCGATGCAGAACTTTCCAAGGCAACAAGCACACCGATCACCAACAAGCCGGATGCAAAGACGGGCGGTGACACAAAGACCGGAAGAGCAACCGATGAGTACAGAAAAGCGTTCTGGAACGGCATGAGAAACAAGGTGCTGTCCTATGAAGTACAGAATGCCCTTACCATCGGCACGGATTCCGAGGGCGGTTATCTTGTACCGGACGAGTACGAGAAGAAACTGGTAGAAGCACTGGAAGAGGAGGTATTCTTCCGTAACCTTGCAACCGTCATCAAGACATCGAGCGGTGACCGTAAGATCCCAATTGTTACATCCAAGGGTGAGGCGGCATGGATCGATGAGGGCGGTCAGTTCCCGGAATCTGATGACAGTTTCGGACAGACAACCATCAGTGCCTTTAAGCTGGCAACCATGATCAAGGTGTCCGATGAACTCTTAAATGACAGTGTATTCAATATTGAGCAGTACATCTCAAGGGAGTTCGGAAGAAGGATCGGTACAAAGGAAGAGGAGGCATTCTTTATCGGTGACGGCAAGGGAAAGCCTACCGGAATCTTCAATGCAACAGGCGGTGCTGAGACGGGCGTGACATCCACCGGAACATCCATTACGTTTGATGATGTCATGGATCTTTACTATTCCCTCCGTGCCCCTTACCGTAACAAGGCGGTATGGCTTTTGAATGATTCGACTGTAAAGGCAATCAGAAAGCTGAAGGACGGAAACGGAAATTATATCTGGCAGCCGTCCGTAAGGGAAGGAGAGCCGGATAAGATCTTAAACCGTCCTTACCGCACATCCATCTATGTGCCGGAACTTGCAGCCGGAAACCGTGTCATGGCATTCGGTGATTACAGTTATTACTGGATCGCAGACCGCCAGGGCAGAAGTTTCAAGAGACTGAATGAGCTTTATGCCACAACCGGACAGGTCGGATTCCTTGCTTCAGAGCGCGTGGACGGCAAGCTGATCCTTTCCGAGGCAGTCAAGACACTTGATATCAAGGCTGCCGGAAAGTAGGGGTGGCAGGATGTTCGTAACGCTTGAGGAAGCCAAAGGGTATCTCAGGGTCGATTCGTCAGGCGAGGATGAACTCATCCTCCGTCTGATGGAAACATCCGACCGCCTGATCTTAGATGTGACAAGACAACATCCGGAAGAACTCAAAGAGTATGAATCTGTTGTCCGTACTGCAGAACTGTATGTTATTGCTTACCTGTATGAGCATCGGGAAGAAGCAGATCATAAGACAATGACGGAAACACTGAAGTATCTGTTTTTTGGAATCAGGAGGGAGATATTCTGATGATAGAACTTATGCGTGAACGGATCATGATACAGAAAAGCAGCACGAAGAAGGATGGGACAGGAAACCATACCCTTGTATGGAGCGACTACTATAAATGTTATTCCTACGTGAATAATCTTTCCGGGAAGGAGTACTGGGAAGCAAAACAGGTCAATGCGGAAACGGAACTTGATTTTGTCATCCGTTACTGCAGTGAGGTGTCCGCTATTGACACGGAGCATTTCCGCATCCTGTTCCGTGGGAATATTTATAATATTACATTTGTTGACAACGTGCGGTATAAGAATAAGACAGTAAAGATCAGGGCTGCCCTGGCAAAGAGGTGAGGAGATGGCAGAGAGAAGAACGACCGTTGACGGTCTGGCAGATGCAATCATGGATGGGCTGAAGGAATATGCAGACCTTGCCACGGATACCGTCAAGGATGCGGTAAAGGATGTATCCAAGACCGTGAAGAAGGATATACAGGCAAATGCCCCAAAACGGACGGGAAGGTATAGAAAGAGCTGGGCGGTCAAAAAGACAGCGGAGAGCAGCAACTCCCTTACCATGACGGTTCATTCTAAGGACAGATACCAAATAGCCCATCTCCTGGAACACGGCCATGCAAAACGCGGCGGGGGCAGGGTAGCCGGAAGGGAGCATATTGCCCCGGCTGAAGAAAAGGGAAACAGGGAGCTGGTGCAGAAGATAGAGAGGGGGTTGCGTTCGTGACGCATGAAGAAGTCATGGCAGTGATGGAAGAAATCGGACTTCCATATGCCTATCATCACTTTGCGGAAGGGGAATCCCCTGATCCGCCCTTTGCAGTATTCCTGTATCCGGGAAGCAACAATTTCTCTGCAGACGGGAAAGTCTATTTTAAGACAGACCGTCTGAACATAGAAATCTACACGGATATAAAAAATATAGAACTGGAACAGCAGACAGAAGCCGTGCTTGACGGGCATGATATTTTTTATGAAAAAAGCGAAGTATGGATCGAATCTGAAAATCTGTATGAGGTGCTTTATCAGATGGAGGTATAGAAGATGGCAAACAAAAAGAATAAAGTCAAATTTAATATCTGCAATGTGCATTACGCACCGATTACGGTTGCAGAGGAAGGTACGGTCAGCTTTGGGACACCCGTGCCGATGCCAGGTGCGGTATCCATCAGCATGGATCCGACCGGAGAGCCGGAGTCATTTTATGCGGACGGCATTGAATATTACGTGATCAATAACAACCAGGGATACGATGGTGACCTTGAACTTGCAATGATCCCTGAATCATTCCGCACAGATATCTTAAAAGAGGAGCAGGATGCCAATAAGGTGCTTGTGGAGAATGCAAATTCCGAGACAGGCAGTTTTGCACTCTTGTTTGAGTTTGATGGTGATATCCGTAAGATCCGCCATGTGCTTTATAACTGTTCCGCATCACGTCCGACCATTGAGTCCAAGACGAATGAGGAAGATAAGGAAGTGCAGACGGAAACACTGACCATCAAGGCAAGACCTATGGCAGACGGATATGTCAAGGCAAAAACGGGAGATTCCACAACTGAGACTGTTTACAATAACTGGTATAAGAGCGTGTATCTTCCGGCAGCTTCCACTGCAGAGCAGCAGTCAGCAAAATCAACCAAGAGTGTATCATAAGGAGGACTAAGACATGGGTATCAGAAAAGATATAGAAATTGACGGACAGATGGTTGCATTCAAGGCGAGTGCAGCCATTCCAAGAATCTACAGATTAAAATTCCAGAGGGATATTTATAAAGACCTGGCATTACTTGAAAAGAGCATCGGTGACGGAAAAGAAGAATCATCGAATCTTGATATGTTTTCCCTTGAGATGTTTGAGAATATTGCTTTTATTATGGCAAAGCATGCAGACCCGTCCATCCCGGATACACCAGAGGAGTGGCTTGATAATTTCAATACATTTTCAATTTATCAGGTTCTGCCACAGCTTATCGAGCTTTGGGGGCTGAATATAAAAACGGATGTAGAAGCTAAAAAAAACTTCGTCCAACAGAGCGTGAAATGACAACCCCCCTGTTTCTGCTGCGATGCGTACAGTTAGGACTGTCGATGGCAGACCTTGAAATGCTGTCAATAGGACTCATCAACGATATGTACAGTGAGAGCCGGAACGATGACTATAAGTATGCCGAGCTTGCAACACAAGAGGACTTCGACCGTTTCTGATTGAGAACACAGTCGTTTTCTGTTATACTTATCAGCAGAAAACGACTGGGACATTCTCAGTTACAAATTGATAAAATAAAGAAATTGTAGGAGGAATATATATGGTTGGAAGAATTTATCACGTTGGATTAACCGTTTCTGATTTGGATCGCTCGATTGTTTTCTACAGAGATATTCTTGGGCTTAAATTTCAGGGTGAAATCTTTATGGAAGGCGAAGAGACAGATAAAATGTTCCGCAAGGAAAAATGTAAAGCAAGGGTTGCATATTTGAATGGTTCGAAGGCTCTTGAAGCACCACCGATTGAATTGATTCAGTTTGTAGACAGCAAAATCCATAAAGAACAATCAGACTTGTTTACGACATCTATCTCAGAAGTATGCTTTTACACGGATGACATTGATTCTGTTTACAAAACCCTTACCGAAAATCATGTGGAGTGCTTGTCTGAACCGCAGTATTTCGACTTTAGGGCAGATGGATTTGGGGAAAGCAGAGCTTTTTACTTCAGAGATCCGGATGGAATCATTCTTGAGATGATGCAACCACTTTGATGAAAAATTATAAGTACAGGAAAGTGACAACTTTCAGTTTGCGGCTTAAATAAATTCATAATATTACATAGGACATCTGTCAGAAATGGCAGGTGTTTTTCTTTTGTTACGGAGCAGAGATGCTCCTTTTTTTGTACCCATTTTTAGGAGGAGGTGAAAGGCATGGCAAGCCGTATTCAGGGTATTACCGTTGAAATCGGTGGTGATACAACCAAACTGCAGAACGCCCTGAAAGGTGTGAACGGGCAGATCAAGTCCACCCAGTCACAGCTTAAGGATGTGAACAAGCTGCTGAAACTTGATCCGGGCAATACGGAGCTTCTGGCACAGAAGCATAAACTGCTTGCAGAAGCGGTCAGCGAAACAAAAGAGAAACTGGCTACCTTAAAGACCGCAGCAGAACAGGCAAATACGGCACTTGCCAATGGCGAGATCTCAAAGGAGCAGTACGATGCCCTTCAGAGGGAAATCGTGGAAACAGAGCAGGACTTAAAGAATCTGGAAACACAGGCGAACCAGTCCGCTACGGCAGTACAGAAGATTGCAGCAACAGGCGAAAAATTTAAGACGGTCGGTGACAACATTTCCTCTGCCGGACAGAAACTCCTCCCAGTAACAGCCGGGGTGACTGCACTTGGTACGGCATCCGTAACGACGGCAGCAAACTTTGAATCTTCCATGTCACAGGTACAGGCTACTATGGGAATCACAAAAGATTCCATGTCTAAGGTAAATGGGCAGTCCGTAAATACAATGGATACCCTTTCCAAGCTGGCAAAGAAGATGGGGGCAGAAACAGCCTTCTCTGCATCCGAGTGTGCCGAGGCATTAAATTATCTGGCTCTTGCCGGATATGACACGGAGCAGATGTGTAATACACTGCCGACCGTACTTAACCTGGCAGCTGCCGGGGATATTGCCCTTGCGGATGCTTCCGACATGGTAACGGATGCCATGTCTGCACTTGGCATGGGAGTGGATGAGGCAGAAACGATGGTAGACCAGATGGCTAAGACTGCATCTACCACGAATACATCGGTTGCACAGCTGGGCGAGGGAATCCTTACCATTGGTGCGACAGCCAAATCCATCAAGGGCGGTACGGCAGAACTCAATACCGCACTTGGTATCCTTGCCAATAATGGTATCAAGGGGGCAGAAGGCGGTACGCATCTTCGTAACATTATCCTGTCACTGCAGAATCCTACGGATAAAGCAGCCGCCCAGATGGAAGCACTGGGCATTTCCGTATATGATTCCGAAGGAAACATGCGGTCAATGAATGATATCCTTGGTGATCTGAATAAGAGCATGGACGGAATGACATCAGCGGAGAAGTCCAACATCATCGGCACGATTTTTAACAAGACGGACCTGTCTTCTGTAAATGCACTGCTTGCCAATACAGGAAGCACATGGGACAGCTTACAGAAATCCATCACGGAAAGCGGTGGTGCTGCACAGCAGATGGCAGATACACAGCTTGATAACTTACAGGGACAGATCACTATCTTAAAATCCGCATTGGAAGGTCTGGCGATATCTTTTGGGGAACTTCTGATGCCGGCCATCAAACAGATCGTGGGATGGGTGCAGAAATTTGTGGACTGGTTGAATGGACTGAGTGAGGGTACGAAGAAGACGGTCGTTACGATAGCTCTTCTGGCGGCAGCACTTGGTCCCGTGCTTATCGTGATTGGAAAGGTCATATCCGCAGTCGGTACGATCATGACGGTTGTACCGAAGATTGCCGGAGTCATCAATGCGGTGAAGGGGGCTTTTGCAGCACTGAATACAACGATGCTCGCAAATCCAATCGTACTTATTATCGCAGCCATTGCAGCTCTTGTGGCTGCTTTTATTTATCTCTGGAATAACTGTGACGGGTTCCGCCAGTTCTGGATCGACCTCTGGGAGAACGTAAAACAGGTTGCAATTACGGTATGGAATGCAATCAAGGAATTCTTCTCACAGGTGTGGGAAGCCATCAAGACTATCTTCTCGACCGTGTTTGAAGTGATCAAGACCCTGGTAACGACTTATTTCAATCTGTATAAGACCATCATCCAGACGGTTTTCAATGTGATAAAGACGGTCATCACGACCATCTGGGAAGCCATCAAGGGTGTATTTACTACAGTTTTTAATGTGATAAAAACACTGGTGACAACGTATTTCAATATCTACAAAACGATTATTCAGACAGTCCTGACGATTATCCAGACTGTCATTACAACGGTATGGAATACGATAAAAACAGTCATTATTACTGTACTGAATGCAATAAAGACGATTTTTTCCACGGTATGGAATGCCATCAAGACCATCATCAGTGCCGTGGTAAGCGGGATCAAGGGACTGATTACAGGGGATTTTACTGCGGTCAAGAACTCCATTACCACCATCATGAATACGATTAAGAGTACGATCACCACCATATGGAATACCATCAGGTCGACCGTTTCAACGGTGCTTGGTGCAATCAAGGGTGCGGTCACATCCGTATTCAATGGAATCGTAAATGCGGTGAAAGGTGCGATGGGAAATGTCCTGAATGCAGTAAAGACAGGTTTTTCTAATGTGAAAAACCATATCACGGGGCTTGCTTCACAGGCATTTACCTGGGGCAAGGATCTGGTCATGGGAATCGTAAACGGAATCAAGAGCTGTATCGGTGCAGTCGGGGATGCCGTTAAGGGTGTGGCAGACAAGATCAAGTCATTCCTTCACTTCTCCGTGCCGGATGAAGGCCCGCTGACGGATTATGAATCATGGATGCCTGACTTTATGGGAGGTCTTGCCAAGGGTATCGAAAAGAGCCGGGGCATGATCCAAAAGGCGGTAAGCGGTGTATCTTCCGATATGGTAGTCAGTCCGAAGGTCAGCAGCATGGAAAGCATGACGGGAACAGGAACGGCAGCACAGCCGGAAGGCATTTCCGGGATGCTTTCTGCAATTACTTCTGCAATCGAGAATATCAAACCGGACAGCGGTGACATTGTCATTCCTGTGTACCTTGGTGGTACGACACTTGATGAGGTTATTGTTTCGGCACAGCAGAGGGCGAACTTAAGAAGCGGGGGCAGATAAAAATGGCATATATACAATATCTTGTTTTTAATGAGAAGCCTCTGCCTCTGCCGGATTCCTACGATATCGGACTGTCAGATGTCGAGGCGGACTCCGGTGGTGAAACAGAGGCGGGAACCACACAGAGGGATGTAGTAAGGACGGGAGTGGCTGACATTTCCGTCTCTTTTTCCGTGTCCCCGAAGTGGCTTAAACTGCTGACGGCATATTCCAAGATGCCGAAGATCGCAGTGAAATATTTTGACACGGAAACACTGGAACTGAAAGATGCAGAAATGTATATCACGGGATTTAAGGCAGCACTTAAAAAGGACACATCCTATAAGGGACTGTGGACGGTATCCTTTACCCTGAAAGAAATGTAGGAGGCAGATGCTGTGATCGAAGTATCAGAGAAATTCAAAAATGCCGTAAGGCAGAATACAAGAAAATATGAGTGGTACGGTTCGATCACGACAAAAGCCGGAAAGGTACATGAATTCACGGCAAAGGATATCGTGAAGGGTTCCGGCTACATAAAATGGCAGTGCTGCAGTAACACGGAGATAGAACTCGGAACAGTGTATGCAGCAGAAATGGGAATCAGCCTGTTTTCGGAGATCGACCGTTACACTCTGGAAGATGCCGAGGTACGGCTTTATTACCGTCTGACACTTCTAGACGGGACAACGGAGTCCATACCGATGGGAATCTATGAAGTTTCCGAAGCCAACAGGAAGGTGCGGACACTGGAACTGAAAGGCTATGACCATATGCTCCGTTTTGAGAAGTCCCTGAAACTGGAATCCTCAAGCGGAACGCCATACCAGTTCTTAAAAGCCGCGTGTGATGCATGCAAGGTGGAAATGGCACAGACGGTTGCGGAGATCAGTGCCTTTCCGAACGGTAAGACCACGCTCGGTATATATTCGGATAATGATATAGAGACCTTCCGTGACATGGTCTTTTATGTGGCACAGGTGCTTGGCTGTTTCTGCCAGATAGACCGATACGGAAAACTTGTCCTTAAGCGGTACGGGAATGAATCCGTATGGAACGTGGAGCAGAAGGAGAGGTTTGACAGCAGTTACTCTGACTTTGTTACAAGATACACGGCAGTATCATCCACAAACCAGATCAGTCAGACGGCAGAATACATTGCGATGGAAAAAGACGATGCCCTTACCATGAACCTCGGCATCAATCCGTTACTGCAGTTCGGACTGAAATCCGTAAGGGAGAAGATACTGCGTGAGATACTCACAGCACTGCAGAAGATAAATTATGTACCGTTTGACAGTTCCACCATCGGGAATCCGGCACTGGAAGTCGGGGACATCCTGAAGTTTTCAGGCGGACATGCAGATGAAACAAAGATAAGCTGCATTACGAGCATCGAATGTAAGATAAACGGGAAAATGACACTGAAATGTGTCGGGAAGAATCCGAGGCTTGCATCTGCCAAGAGCAAGAATGATAAGAATATTACAGGTCTTATCAATTCCGTGGAAAGCGGAAAGACCATAATTTACAGTTTTGTCAATGTTGCCCCGTTTGAAATTGGGCAGTCCCTTATGAATGTGATGGATATTGACTTTACTGCAACGGAAGAAACCACGGCAGCATTCCAGTGTGAAATGCTTCTGGAGGTGGTAAAGACGGATACCGGGGGAGAGCCGGAAGAAGGCGTGGCAGCAGAAACGGAACTGCCGGAGCTGTCCATTGTTTATAAGATAAATAATGAAACCATAGATACATTCATGCCGGTCAAGACCTGTCTGTATGGGAAGCATGTCGTGACATTGTTTTTTCCGATATCGAAAGTCATAGAGAACAGCTCCAATACATTTTCCATGTATCTGAAGATATCATCCGGGAGTGCTAAGATTGGTGAGGCGCAGATTAGGGCAACCATCAGCGGTCAGGGACTCGCAGCAGGACTGGGAGACTGGAACGGACGCATCAATATCAATGAGAATATTGGAAATATCAGCATTACGGATGTACCGTTTGTGGCTGATGTGTTTAAGGATACGGCATCCGTAACATTCCCTTCCAAAAAGACACAGGGACTGACACAGACAATCGGGAATATTCCAATCACAGACCAGAACTATGAAGCAGATGCATTTACGGACCGTGCATGGATCACGGAGATCCTCCGAACCTTTGTACTTACAAGCGTGCGGGGAAATCCAAATTATAACGGATATATCACGGTCAATACGGAAGAACGGTTCATGCTGCGGAAACGGTATGTACAGAAGTCAGAGCCGGAATCCCTCGACCACGGATATGCAGAAGACCTCGTGATCGATATTTCATACTTCACAAAGGTGGACGGGGTGGAAGTCAATGGTTATACCGCAGCAGTCCGTCCGCAGTATGTGATTACCGCGGCAGAGACTTCCGTTAAGTTCCCGGATACCATTACCGTTGAAAACGGGTTCTTTGAACTGAAAGCAGTAACTGAACAGACACAGGAAGCCGTGACGGATGAAGTGGATGAAGGTTTCTTGGAAAGGACAACGGTTGATATATCCGGCTTTGACGGAGTGAAAGGAGTGGAATTTACACTATGAATTATGACAATATAAATGATATTTTTTCGGCCGGTGTCACCAATATGACCTGTCTGTTACAGGACAGCAACAGCTATGATGGCGGTACGCTTGCCGTGAGCGGTGCGGATTTTTTCACGTTCTTCGGAAAAGCCGTGCCGTACATTTATGCACACGGTGATTCTTACTGGGGAATCGGCAGTGATGCTACGCACCTTAAAGTGGATAACCGTGATACCAGAATGAGATCGCTTTACAGGGAAGAAGGGACTTTATACAGTTATTACCGTTTTCTGAAAATACGGTGGGAAGGATGGTCGCATTACAATGCATCCGGGGCGGACTACCAGCTAAAGTATGACCTTCTGTTCTGGGACACGGGAGATATTTCCCTTCATATGATTTCTGTTCCTGTCCAGTGTTATGATGGAGGTTTCGGTTTTAGTGCAGACAAGAACTATACTTTCACAAAGCCCGATACAGCTTCCCCGGATATTACTTTCCAGTATTATGCGGACAGTAAGACCTTTGAAGTGAAATACACACCGATTGACCTGTTGGTCCCGTTTAAACTCCTGATAAAAGACGGGGACGGAAAACTGTATACGGTGGAGAACCAGATCATAAATGAGGAGCTGTCAGAAACAGCAGATGTACTTGTCGGACTGGAAGAAACAGAGGTCAATGCACTTTTGTTTAAGAAACATGGATTTGCAAAGATGCCGGAGTGGGATCTGATAAAAGGGCTGACGCTTCCTTCCGTATTAAGCTGGAGTGACAGCAGGGCATTTCCGCTGAATGCCGTGATTACGGGAACACCGCCAAAACAGTATATTGAATGCACGGCGGATCTTTCGGACGGCACGGTTCTTGGAATCAAGGCACTGAATGCAGAATATGAGGGAGAGATCACGGTACAGTACAGTTATGACGGGGAGACCTTTACGGGTGAAACCCCGATGGCGGATTTTCTCACAATGGAGCTTGATGAATTGTATGCCGGACTGCTGGAAGCAAAGACGATAACCTTCCGTTTCTGGCTTGCGGGCGATGCAACGCTTACATCCTTTATCATGAATTATAGAAATGGAGATGATGACGATGCTCAAGGGAACAACAAGAATAGAACTTACTGATGTAAACACAGGTGAGGTGGAAACCTACCAGAACAGCAATATGGTCACCAATGCACTAAGGGACATCCTGAAACCGCTTGGACTTTCCAAGAGACCGAACAGGTTTTTGAATGAATTCGTGCCGTATTATGAAAAACTGCTCGGAGGCATCCTGTGCTTCGACAGGGAGATACCAGAGAATGCGGATGAATATTATCCCCCGGCAGATGCAAACCTTGTCGGCTGTGCTTCACATGGAATGCAGAACAACACAAAGAATACCTTCCGTGGCGGATTCAACCAGACAGAATCGGAAGTAAATCTGAAAGACAGGTATGTGAAATATGTATATGATTTTGCAACCAGTCAGGCGAACGGCACGATTGCCAGCATCTGTCTTACACATAAAAATGGTGGACTTACATCATACGGCAGTAAAAATACCAGTCCAATCAGGGATAATTTACTGATGCAGTCCATTGCAGAAGACAATCTTCAGTATGTGTACCCTGACAGGACAGGGGCAAGCACGAGCAGCAGATATTCCGGTATGACGATTGGAAAAACAGAGCTGATATTCCTAATCGACAGGGCAAAGGACTGTGTGTATTATTTCAAGGTGGCAGATAAGAACCATATCCACATCACAAAAAGACGTGCATTTTTAAAGACGGTATCTATTCTTGATAATATTTACACCACGAAACCGCTTATCGAAGAAATCGAACTGGCAGAACTGTCTTCGGAACTGCAGATTGGCTACTGGTCATATAATTATGATCCGTCAAATGATTGTCTGTATATCTGCACGAGCAGCAACAGCAGGACTGCCCCAGAGGGCAAGTTTCTTATAACGGAAATAAAAGTGGACACATGGAAAATCAAGCAGTATGAAATAACAAACACCACGGATAAATATCTCAGGACGGAAGGGAACTGGGGAATGTTCGTTACCGAAGGCTATCTTCTGCTGAGGGGATATGATGCCCCGTATGATGTGTATAAAATCCAGATCACGAATCCGGCAAATGTTGTAAAGCTGAAGCGGACCAATGTGACCAACATCAATGGCGTGCCGAAGTTCGTGATTAACGGACGGGTTTATTACGAATACAGTTATGAACAGCTTCTGATTGCGAATCTGGCAACGGATGAGATCATGCCACCGGAGACACAGACATTGTTTAATTCCAGTTATACGATGAGCGTGACTCCTGTAAGAAATGAACCACTCATCTATTTTTGTGATTATGGCACATGGTCAACGTCCGGGTGGTACATGATGTGTAATTATCTGGCAACCATCAATAACCTTGATGCCCCAATTACAAAGACGGCAGATAAGACAATGAAGATCACTTATATTTTACAGGAACAATAAAATACTTTTTGGAATCAGGCAGTTATCCATTACGGGTAGCTGCTTTTTTCATACAAAAAATCAAAGGAGGACAAGACAATGAAGGAATTCTGGAACGCAGTACAGTTTGTATTCACGGCAATCGGAGGATGGCTTGGATACTTTCTGGGAGGATGTGACGGCCTGCTCTTTGCACTGCTCGCATTTGTGGTCATCGATTACATTACGGGAGTCATGTGTGCAATCAGTGACCAGAAGCTGTCCAGCGCAGTCGGTTTTAAGGGAATCTGCCGTAAGGTGCTGATTTTCCTTATGGTCGGTATCGCAAATATTCTTGATGTATATGTCATCGGAACAGGGAGCGTTTTAAGGACGGCAGCCATTTTCTTCTACATCTCAAACGAAGGGATCTCCCTTCTGGAGAATGCATCCCATCTGGGACTTCCGGTTCCGGCAAAGATTAAAGCCGTGCTGGAACAGCTTCATGACAGGTCAGAAGAAGACAAAGATAACGGGGAAGGGTAGCACCTTCCCTCTTTTATTACAGAAAATTGGAGGATTATATTATGAGTCAGAAATTTGGAATCGATGTAAGCCACTGGCAGGGCAGTTTTGACTTTGCAAGGGCTAAGAGCAAGGAAGGCGTGGAGTTCGCAGTCA